TGTTTTATAATCATTACCCCAGAATACAAATAATCCAGCCGCTAGCTTCTTAATACTCGATTGGAATATTAATACTGCCAGTCCTGCAATAAACATCCATCCATATTGTCCTATAAGATGTTGAGCAGCTTGTTCGATTTCAGCAGGCTGTATTACTATACCTTGTGCAATGATATTTTCCCCAAGTGACTCCATATATAAGTATTTAATTGTTTTCCGTAGAATAAGTAATTATACATGAAGAAGGTTATAAACGTTATTACTACGTATAAGAAAGAAATTGGTGGGTTATTGAGACATCTCGCGACCATCGCGGGTGGAGTGATGATCGCGAAAGGCTCATTAACTACAGATTCGTTCACTATGATTTTAGGTAGTGCTTCTAGTCTTATTGGTACAGGATGGTCGTTTGTTAATAAAGCCGCACATAAGAAGGAGATACATGTTGCATTGTCAACTGACCCTGTTTCCGGTGAACAAACTCGTGCATTTAATGCTGAAACAAAAACTTGGGAGAGTGCCTAACATTTTATACATTAGAAGATAAATATTTTTATGTCCTCAGGCTACTTGTATATTATTACTAATAAGTCTTGGCCAGGTTGGATAAAAATAGGGACAACTCGTAATCTAAAAACTCGTCTGCAAACATATCAGACGAGTTCTCCCTTTAGAAATTATGAAGTTATTTATTCTATTAAACATCCAGAATACCTTCAAGCTGAGCAGAATATAAAACTGCAAATGAAAAGATTTGCTAAACGAATAAAGAATGAATGGTATGAGGTTGACATTGAAGTAGCTAAAGTAAGGTTAACAGAGCAATTAGATAATTATTTTTATGGAGAGTGTGATTTTGCTGAGTCATATGTAAAAGTGCCGGTCTCTATGTATAAATAATTAGAATGACATTTGATCAGTTAGCAGAGGCAAATGAAATAATCTTACAAGAAGGGCCATTTACAAATGCTCTAGCAGCATTAGGTATTTTAGGTGCTACTTTAGGTGGCACCGGGCAAGTACAAGCCAAAATGCCTACTCCAATAACTCAAGCTGTCAAGCAGGATCATTCATATTATGAGTATATTGTTCCGAGTGAAGGTAAAGGTAAAGACGGTCGACCCGGGTATGCGTACAAGGACCATAAAGGTTACTTAACCGTTGGAGTAGGCCATCTTGTTCTACGTAACGATAGAGTTCTTAAAAGTGTTGTAGGTAGAGATTATAATGATATTGTTCGTGGTAGAAAGGCATTAACTGATAAACAAATGGAACAACTGTTTGATATCGATGTAAAATCTAAAATATCAGCAGCACAAAGTAAAATACCAAAATTTAACTCTTACCCACAATATGTTCGTAATGCTATTGTGGATGGATTCTTTAGAGGTGACCTTTCTGGTAGTAAAGATACATTAGCACTAATAAATCAAGGAGAATTTAAAGCAGCTGCTAAAGAATATTTAAATCATGCGGGGTATAAGAAGTCTAAAGCAGAAGGAACAGGAGTTGCTGGTCGAATGGAAAGAAATGCTGCGTCGTTTGCTACATTTGGTGGAGACGTTCCCACACAACCAGTTAAGACTGATTTTTATACCGTTAAGCCAGGAGACACTCTTAGTAAAATAGCAAAACAGTCAGGAAAGTCAATAAATGATCTTATAAAGGTAAATAACCTCTCTGATCCTGATAAACTTCAAGTCGGACAACGGTTATCTCTATAAGTTTGTATAAATAATTATAATATGCAAACGACTCAGAAATTAGATGGGTATTTGAATGAGTATGCAGATGAAACTATCACTGAAGTTACATCTAATACAGAATTAACTCAAGTAGTTGAGATGGCTCAAGGATTACAAGACATGCTTACAGAAGACTACCCATTAGAAGATTGGATGCAGGCTAAAGTAACTAAAGCTGCTAATTATATTAAAGCAGTGCACGAGCATATAACAAATGACTTAAGTGAAGATGGCTTGACTGATAATACAGATCACGTTAAGGTTTACGTTACAACTAATTAATATCAATGTCAAAGTCATTTAAAACATATTTCGAAGATGCAAACTACTATAATGACACTTTGCATCCTAAGTTCTGGGATGATTTTGCTTTTAGAGAGGACATATTAAAGCCAATTTTAAAAATCGTAGATAATTTTGTTAAAGACGATCAACACATTTCTCCTGAAATGGTTGAAGACATCCAGTTAACCGGATCACTTGCTAATTTTAATTATAATGATCATTCTGATTTAGATGTTCATATCTTATTAGACTTTGCTGATATTAATGAAGATGAGTCTATAGTAAAGAGAGCATTAGATGGAAAGAGATTTATATGGAACCTAAGACACGATATACAATTTAACAATCATGAAATTGAATTATATTTTCAAGATATTCATGAACCTCATGTGGCTTCCGGTCTATTTAGTTTATCTGATAATAGATGGATTAAAAAACCTAAACAAGACCCGCCGGAAATAGATCATCAAGATGTTCAAAAGAAAGCTTTATCCTTTAAAAAAGAGCTTGACCTTTTAGAGGAAGTATTAGATAATATTAGTGACGAGAAAGAGTTTAGTCTGGTTAACAAGCGTGCTAAGAAGCTAAAAGACAAACTTATGAAGATGCGTCAGGATGGACTTGCAAGTAAGGGAGAATTTTCAGTAGAGAACTTAGCGTTTAAGTCTTTACGTAATGATGAGACCATAGCTAAATTAAATGACTTGATTATTAAGTCATATGATCTTATGTTCTCTAAAGATGACTTGGAAGAGAAAGATGGATTGGAAGAATGGGAGCGTACATTCTTAAGTGCTTTAGGTACACCAAATGGTAAAGACCGACAACATCAAAAGTATGGAGAGAAGCCACCGATAGGAATATGAGAACATTTAAACAATTTTTTGAAGATAACGGTACTGGTGATCATTTTTTAAGAGTAGATGATGAGCCATTTAAAAAATCTATACCTATAAGTGATGATGATTATAAAGAGATAAAACATTTATTAGCAGACCGTAGCAGTGTAGAAGAGTTAATTAATATTGTTAGTAGACAGTCTGCTTTAGACCCTACATGGGTTAAGTCTATTCTTAGAGTTATTCTCTCTCAATCTAATACTGATGTAATTATAGAATATATAAAAACTAGAGAGTCTAAAGGAGTTACTAAAGAGGATTTAATTTCCTCTGGTAATATGCTTACTGCATTTAGTAAGGTTGGCTTTGAACAGTCTACTTTACAAGAGTTATATGATTTACGTTTTCACTCTCAGCCTGTTATGGGCCGAGGAGAAATATTATTAACTACTCTTTTAAAGGGCTGTCAAAAGGCCCCTAAAGGAGACATTCTTATTGATGGAAAAGTATATGATGTTAAAGGCCAGGGTGCTCGTTTAAGAGGTCAATCTGGTTATAGTGATGGTGCAGCGGCAAGCATTTACTGGTCTAAGGCCTTTACAGAACTTAGTAACAATAATAATTTAAACTTAGAGGTACCACCTGGTGGCTCTAATAATTATAATATATTAAAAAAGCCTGGATATTTATTAACGACCGGGTTCGAGTTATTAAGTTATGATATTATTACTAACGAATACTTAAGTGGGGTAATTAAAAATGGTCTTAAGTCTGTGTTTACTCAACTACAAGATTCAGAGCTCACATTTATAGATGAGTTTGTAAACAAAGGACTAGATAGTTACAATGAATTTTTAGCAAACTACAAAATAGCTCTGCTTCACTATTATTTAAGAATAGAAGAAATGGAAAATACAGGCTTGTTTGTTTTTAATAGGAAAGGTAACGTTGCGTTTGTTAATAGCTCAACTTCACCTGCTGATGTTTTTAAAGTAGTTAATATAGGTCTACCAGGGTTTGGAGCTAAATCTGGCCCACAAGGAAGCGCTGCATCTATTACGACAAAATAATGAACGCGATCGGATTATATGATACAATGGTGATGGGTTATAGAGTTAAAATACAACCCTATAAAATTAGTATCTTTGATGACGAGCATGAAATTGATGGCGACAGAGTACCGAATAAGATAGTAAAGTATATCATTGAAGAAGGGTTTTGTGATACTTGGTTAAAGAGTGCAATGGGTATAAAGGTAAACATTTATAGACAAAAAGAATGTTAGAGTATAAAGATTATTTTCCATTATATGAAGCAGCTGGTCCAAATAAACATTTGACTCATCTAGAGGAGCTTATTCTCACTAATGGTAAAGAAGGCGCGACTCGAGCAATACAATACCTACAAGCATTGACTGAGGTATTAGATAGTGGTACTCCTAAAGCAGTTAATACGACAGTTAAGTATGATGGCGCACCGGCTGTAATAGTTGGAGTTGATCCTAATGGTAATTTCTTTGTAGGTAGTAAATCTGTATTTGCTAAAGTGCCTAAGATGAATTATTCTATTAATGATATTAAACAAAACCATTCTCATGCTCCAGGTTTAGTAGATAAACTAACCCAGACCTTTGTTCACTTTAAAGGAGTTAATTTTAATTCTACTTATCAAGGAGACTTTTTATTTGATGAAGAGATTAAAGAGTTGAATACAATTGATGGAGAAGAGCATGTCATCTTTAAACCTAATACAATTGTGTATGCAGTTCCAACTAATAGTGAAGAAGGTCAAAAGATAGTTAAAGCAAAAGTTGGTGTTGTCTTTCATACCGAGTATGATGTTAATTTAGATGAGCAAGGTGTTCCTAGATTTACTACTAAGAAGTTTGGAGTTGATGTTACAAATATTAATCCAGGTCCAGATGTTTATGTTAAAGATGCTTACTTTGAGAGTGATGCAGGTTATGTTACTTTAACAGATGAAGAGACTAATTTAGTTACATCATATATTAATAGCGCTAATCAAGCTCTTAGTAATATAGACTTTGATGCTGCTAGTGAGAAGATGTTATCTAATATTAATACATATATTAATACTGAAATTCGTGGAGGAGAGTTCTTAGGTGATAGTGCTGTATCCTTTCAAAAGTTTGTTGAATGGTTTACAGGTAGAATTGATAAACAAATAAGTACCCTTAAGAGTGATGCTGGTATAGCGAGAGCTACTAAAGCAAAAGATACATTACTGTCTTTAGTAGAGGCTGCTAAAGAAGATATTTTAAATATATTTGAATTTCAAAAAGCAATTAAACAAGCTAAAGATATATTCATACAAAAATATAATAATATGATGCAAGGAGTTAGTATGAAGCATTATTTGTTTGAGCCAAATGGTGACTTAGTAGTGACAGAGCCTGAAGGTTACGTTGCTATAGATGCTACTGGTAATGCTGTTAAGTTTGTTGATCGTTTAGAGTTTAGTAGAGCTAATTTTGCTATTGATAAGGATAGTAAGTTCAAGAAGAATTAGTGGTTTCTTAAAATACTCCTG